TTTCGGCAGAGATGTTTCAAGCACAAGCGTCACGATCAAAATAGATTCAACAGGTGATGGCACTTACGCTCAAACACTTGTACAAAATGTTGATTATGTTTTGCAGCCAAGAAATGTGCCGATCTTTACACGCCCATATGAGTCGGCTCGTATGGTTGGCGGCAACACTTTCCCGTTACTGACAACACCTTCATTTGAAACTGTGCAAGTTACGGCTGCTTGGGGTTGGCCTTCTGTTCCGGATGACATTAATCAAGCCACTATTCTGCTTGCTATGCGCCAGTTCGCACGCCTGAACGCTGCTCTAGGTGTTGTTGGTTTCGCAGATATGGCAATTACGGTTCGGGCTGTTGATCCCGATGTGCGTGATCTGCTTTCGCCATATCGCAGGTTCGGTATTGCGTAATGGCCGCAACGGTTTCTCAGGTCGCTACGGGGCTTGCTAACAGGCTTGCAACAATCTCAGGGCTTCGAAGTTCGGCGTTTCAACCTGAGCAACTTAATCCACCTTTTGCTTTCCCAACATTAAACCGTATCGAATATCACAAGGCATTCGGTGGTGGCGATGTGGTTATGGATTGGACTGTAAATGTAATTGTTGGCAGATATGTTGATCGCAATGCTTTTACGACTCTTGATGGATTTCTTTCATATTCCGGTTCAACAAGCATCCGTGCAGCCATTGAAGGAGACAAGACGCTTGGTGGCGTTTGTCAAACTTTAGTGCTACCATCAGGTTTGAACATAACCAGTCTAAGTTCTGCTGACGCAGAGTTTTTACAAATACAATTCCAAGTAACGGTTCACGGATAGGACAACAAATGCCAAACTATAAAGTGATGAGCGAAAATTGCACACTAGGCGCACAAGGCGCAACTATTTCTGCTGATGATCTCGAAGGTGTAAATGTTGATGCTCTTGTTGAGGGTGGACATTTGGCTGAAGTTAATGTTAAAGTCACTAAACAAGACACGAAAGAAATGGACAAATAAATATGGCAGTTTTAGTTTTAACAGATGCAGTTATCAGCGTGAACTCTGTGGCGCTCAGCGATAGAGCCAATTCAATTTCGTTGAATTATGAAATTGACAGCGTGGAATCAACAGCGTTCGGTAGCAATGGTCACAAGTTCGTGGGTGGGCTGCAAAACAATTCTTTAGATATCGAGTTTCAACAAGACTTCGCAGCATCGAATGTTGAAGCCACAATCTTTCCGCTTGTAGGCACAACGACAACGGTGACGATCAAAGCATCATCGGCTGCTACGAGTGCCACAAACCCGATTTACAGTTTGACGGGGTGCTTCCTTGCAGCGCACACACCTGTGGCGGCATCAGTCGGCGAGATGGCGATGACATCACTATCGTTTACGGGTGGTGTTCTTACTAAGGCAAACGCATAATTAAAACTAATCAGAAGGAGAAATAATGAAAATTGCTTTAAAAGTTGAATATCTAGACGGCACGATTGAACCTGTTGAAGCAGTGTTCGCTGACTTCGTTGGCTTCGAGCGCACTTGGCAACGCAGTGTTGTACGCCTCGAAACTGAGATGCGTTTAACCGATCTCGCTTGGCTTGCTTGGTCAGCCCTGACGCACAGAAATAAAACAAAACTAAAGTTTGACCCTGACTGGATTGCCACCGTTGCACAAGTAACTCCGGCGGATGAAGGTGATTCCCCAAAAGAATAAAGTTTGGTGACGACTCGGCCCATTGGGTTATCGCTCACCTAGCGCACGAATACCATATTGCGCCATCTTTATTGCTTGCTGAAAGCGAAGAAATGCTTGAAACAATGTTGGCTTATCAACGCTGGCTTGTTAAACAGGCGAATCGCAAACGCAGATAGTTGTATGATGTGCGCCTATGGCAAGCGAAATCAGATTTTATGGCATTAACGAAACATTGTTCTACCTAAAGAACTATGAAAAAGAACTGTTTGATCAGTTGAAAACAAAGTTAGTTGATGCTGCCCGACCTTTAGCGCAAACTGTTGGAAGAGGCTTTCCTCAACAAACACCTTTAAGCCGGTGGAAAACATCAGGCAGCCGTGTAGGTGAAAAGCGGATGCCCCCATACAAAGCGAATGCGGCATCAGTAAGACCAATAGCAGGTGGTTCAACACGAAGAACTGCTAAAGGTGGTTATGCAATTTTGCGTATTCAACAAAGCGATGCTGGTGGTTCTGTTTATGACTCAGCAGGTAGAGGCAACTATGAATCGAAGGGTTCAACATTTATTGACAATCTTGATAGAAAACAATTTGGCAAAGTTATTAAGCGTCAAGACACTCGTTCTCGATATATGTTTAAGGCTGTTAAAGATAATGAGAGTATGGTTGAAGATGCAATTTTAAAAGTTGTTAAAGAAGTTGATGGCTATACCACGAAAAGAATAAATGATCCACGATCTTAAAAAAGGCAAATAATGGCTGTTGGCATAAATATAGTTTCTGATTTTGATACTAAGGGCATTAGCAAAGCCATAGCCGAGTTTTCCAAATTAGAGTCAGCAAGCGACAAAGCCCAGTTCGCTTTAAAGAAAGCAGCATTGCCGGCAGCAGCAGCGTTGGCTGCTTTAGGTGCAGCAGCAGCGTTTTCGGTTAAAGCAGCAATCGAAGATCAAGCAGAACAAGCAAAACTTTCACAAGTTTTAAATCAAGTCACAGGCGCAACGAAGGCCCAAGTTGCTCAGGTCGAACAACAAATAAAGTCACTTACAAAGATCAGCACCTTTACTGACAGCGATCTAAGACCGGCTTTGGCGAATCTTGTTCAAGGCACTAAAGATGTAACTGAGTCACAAAAACTCTTGGCTTTGGCAATGGATATTTCTGTTGCTACAGGAACACCACTTATTAATGTAACTGACGCACTGGCTAAGGCTGAGAACGGCAATCTATTAGCGTTAAAAAAATTGACGCCAGCAGTTACGGAGAACATTAAAGAAGGCGCATCACTCGATCAGATTTATCAGCAACTTACAGCAACCTTTGGTGGTGCTGCTTTAGACGCAACTCAGACAACTGCTGGACAGTTTGCTTTATTGAAAAATAGTGTCGGTGAGTTAAAAGAGAGTTTTGGCGCAACATTGTTGCCAGTTGTTAATCTTTTAATTCCTGTCCTACAAAACTTAGTTGTAGTTGTTGAAAACAATCAAGCAATTTTTGGTGTATTCGCTGCTGTCGTATCAGTTTTTTCTGGTGCGATCTTGGTGGCAAATGGTTTCCTAAAACTTAACGCTGCTTATCAGGCGTTAGTAAAAATGGAAACTATTAAAACGATGTTGGCTACACAAACAGCAACAGCGATTCAAACAGGTTTTGCTACAGCCACAGGTTTAGCGGTTAAGGGTTTAGGTTTCTTGGCTGCTGCACTTATAGCGCAAACTGCTTTCAATACTTTTTCTGGCAAAGCACGAGAAGCAGACGAAAACTTAAAGAAGTTAATTATTACAACTTCAAAGTTTGGCAAACAAGGTGGAACAACCACAGAAGATATCGTCAAAGATTTTAATAATATGGCTGTCAATATTGCTTCGCAAGTAGATTTTATGGGTGCGCTTATGGGCAAGCGTCTAGGCAAAGAATTCACTCTGCTTGGTGATGGTGCAGAAATAGACCTCGAACACTTAGATCAAGCCTTTAGTGATGTTGCTGCAAAGTCACCTGAATATGCACAAAAGATTGTTGATGCTTTGCGAGCGCAAGCAGCAGCAACACCAACCAACCTTCGTGCTTACGGAGATTTGACTGACGCCGCAAACCGATATCAGAAACAACTTGACCTGACCACTAACTCACAAAACGCTTTAAATGGTGCAGTTACAGGTTTGTCTTTTTCTAAAACTAGTGCCGGAATGAGATCTGCAAGCGCACACTCTTTAGAGTTCACCGCAAGAATGAAGGGTGCTGCGAATATGCAAGATTTTTTCAACAAGAATACTTCTTCTGGTGGAAAAACAGTCGAGACTGCTGCACAAAAATTAACTAAATACATTGATGCATTACAAGGTGTTACTTCGGCCCAAAGATCAAGCCGTGACGCAACTAAAGCAGTTACAGATTCAAATACAAAATTAAGTGAAGCCATAACCGCTACCGCTAAAGCGCAAGCAAACTTCAACAAAGTTACGCAAGGCTTTGCTTTAGACAGCAAAGAAGTTGTCAAGCAAACAAGAGAAGTTGCTAATGCACAACGCAATCTAATTAAAGCCAACATCTCTGCTGCTGACAGCGTTCAAGCAGTTAAAGATGCTGAAGAAGCGTTACAAAAACTGCGTCAAAAAGTTGATGTTTTTGATCTTGAATCCGGCGAAATCAATATACAGAAAGCAAAGTTTGATGTTGAAGAAGCAGATTATGCTGTTCTTGCAGCAGAGAAAGAACTTGCCGATTTACGCAAAGACCCTGAAGCAACACCCCAAGCAATCCGTGAAGCAGAAATCAGATTGGCTGAATCAAAGTTTGCTGTGCGTGACGCAATTAAAGCGGTTAAAGATGCTGAAAAAGAATTAGTCAAACTTCGAACTAACACGCCAACGCTTAAAGAAATCGAGGCTGCTGAACGGGCTGTTGCTGATGCGAAGAGGGCTGCTGAGGATGCTGCGATTGCTCAGGCTGACGCTCAAAGAAATGTTAATGAAACACAAAAGGAATTAAACGAACTTGTTGATGGCGCAACGATTGGCAGTGATGCTTATACAGAAGCGTTGAAAGAGTTGCGTGATGCTGAGGAAGCAGAGAAAGATGCAGCCGAAGCACGGGTGACTGCTTATGAGCGTTTGGCTGACGCTACAAGAGATTTGGCTAAAGCAGAACAAGAACGCCGTGACGCTAGCAAGGGTGTTTCTGCCGCTGATCGTGCTGCTGCTGACGCTGCTGCTGTTGTTGTTGTTCCAGACTTCTCTACAGGCGGAGGCGGTTTTGATTTCGGTTTCGGTTTAGTTACTCCTGAAGATCTCAATAACATTAATGTTCCTTCACTTGAAGAATTGTTAGGTGGCGGAATCGGTGTATTTGCTAATGGTGGCATTGTTACTAAAGCAATGCTTGGTTTAGTCGGTGAGGCAGGTGCAGAAGCAATTATCCCTCTTGACCGTATGGGTTCTATGGGTAGCACATACAACATTTCTGTAACTGCTGGTATGGGTGCTGACGGGAAAGATATTGGCACACAGATTGTAAACGCTTTGAAACGGTATGAGCGAACGAATGGTGCTTTGCCTCTGACGGTGGCTTAATGGCTACCACTCTTGCATCAGGTGAGCAGATCACCGTTCTCGCTGAGGTTGGTTTCATCACTAACTTCTTTGTGCTTGACGATATAAATGCAGGCGTTTTAGATAACACACAGTTTGTTCTTGACGGAAACCTTGAAGGCGAGGACATTACCGAATACTGCCAACTTGTTTCGATTACTCGTGGCCGACAAGATCAGTTCGCACAATTCAACGCCGGTCAATGTTCGCTTACTTTGATAAATAATGACAGAAGATTTGACCCGATCAATACTGCTTCGCCTTATTATGATGCTACGGCTGGGCGTTCAGGTGTTGTGCCACGCCGAAAAATTACAGTAAAATCGGGCAGCAACTTTCTGTTTACGGGTCGCATTACCGATATAGATGTGATC